TCTTCCGATCTGGGAGACTCTGGTAACCAATCCAGTGGATTTAACAGAAAAGAAAAGACTGAAGAGTTGGTGAAGTATCACCAAAAGGTTTTTGATGCATTAGATATTTCTAATCCATTATTTATACCTAAATGCGCTTATAGACCTTATGGTAAAGATGAATTACACATGGGATTCTTTAAGAGTGAATTATGCAGAGAACAAGATATTTATACTGAGTTTACTAGTATATCTCTTGAATCTGAAGATCCTACAAGAACTTTATATATGTGGAAATATAATCCATTTTATGATGAGGAATATGAAACTACTGAACCTAATGGACAAGGTCATGTAAGATATCTTATTCCTGTATCTGAACTGATAAAAGTAAAGGCTGAAACTAAAAAGACTGAAATTAAAAGTGCTGAAGTGAATGGATTATTTCCTGATTTTGATGAAATAATGGATGCAGATTTAGATGCTCCTCTAAGCAGTTTAACTGTGAGAGATCTAGCTGCCATATTACTGAAAAAACCAGTGAGTAACAGAAAATGGTTAAATGATTTAATAAAGTAAAAAATGGATGGATTGGTATTGCCCACTAAAAAAGTGAGCGCAACAAGAACAAACCCAAAGAGATTATTGATTTACTCTAAACCTAAAACAGGTAAGACAACTGCTTTTGCTGGTTTAGAAGACAATTTGATAATTGATTTGGAAAATGGTACTGATTATGTGGATGCATTAAAAGTAAAAGCTAACAGTCTTAAAGAGTTATTAGCTGTTGGTAAAGCTGTAGAAGAAGCTGGTAAACCTTATAAGTTTATCACTATTGATACAGTTACTGCATTGGAAGAAATGGTTATGCCGTTAGCAGTTAAGAAGTACAAAGCTACTTCAATGGGTAAAAATTATGATGGAGACAACGTAATTACTTTACCTAATGGTGCTGGTTATTTATATGTAAGAGAAGCATTCTTTGATGTTTTGAATTATATAGATAAGTTAGCTGATCATATTATCTTATCTGGACATATCAAAGACAAACAAGTTGATGATAAAGGTGAGATGGTAATGGCAGCTAATATAGATTTAACTGGTAAGATTAAATCTTTAATCTGTGCAAATGCAGATGCAATTGGTTATATGTTCAGAAAAGGTAACAAGGTAATGTTAAGCTTCAAGACTAATGAAGAAACTACTTGTGGTGCAAGACCTGATCATTTGAGAAATGCAGAGATAGTAATTAGTGAAGTTAATGAGAAAGGTGATGTAGTTACTCACTGGGATGAAGTTTATAAATAATTAATAATATAAAAAATAAGAAAACATGGCAATAGGAACTAAAGACGTAGTAGCAGGAGGTAATAATTTACCAAAAACAATTAGCCCAGGAAATCATAAATTGAAAATCAATAGCTTAATAGCTGAAGAATTTAAGTTTATTCCTGGTGCATTACAGATTATCTTGAATGTAGAAACTGAACCAATAGCTGGATTTGAAGGTTTTATGATTGATAAAGATAATCCAGATGCTGGACATTATAAAGGTCAAATTGGTAGAGTAAAAGCTGGTCAGTATGCATTTGCTGATGGTACTACTAAATCAGGAATACAAATCTATAGAGATAACTCTATCTTAGTATTCTTGAAATCTATCTGTACTACTTTAGATATGTTAGCATGGTTTGATGAGCAAGATAACAAGCATGATACTATTGAAGATTTTATTGATGCATTTAATAAGACAGCTCCATATAAAGATAAATTTATGGACTTCTGTGTAGCAGGTAAAGAATATGAAGGTAAAACAGGTTATACAAATTATGACTTATATTTGCCAAAATCTTCTAAAGATGGTTTTGCATTTGCTAAACTTGGTTCAGGTAAACAATTGTTATATTCTGAAGCATTGCATCTTAAAAAACTTGAAGCTAAAAAAGTAGAATCATTTGGAGAAGGTGAAGATGATTTTGCAGTACCTAACAAGGTAGCTTCTGACTTTGATTTAGACTAACAATAGTTTAAAAGGGAGTCAGAAAAAGGCTCCCTTTTTTATTAAAGTTAAAAATTATGATTTCAACTAAAAACAATGTTCTTACAATAAGTGATGTACCAGTCATATGGATATTTGAACATTACTTAAATCTTACTGAAAAATTAGATGGACAACAGGTAAAAATTAAATCTATATTCAAAACTGAGAAGACACCATCAATGTGTATTTATGTTGACCCTAACAGTATGAAATATAAATATAAAGATTTTTCATCTGGTTTACAGGGTGATCCTATATCTCTTATTGAACGTATGTTTAATATATCTAGAGGAGAAGCTGTATCTAAGCTTATTAGTGAATACAAGTTATTCATGGAAGGTAATAGAGCATATAAGGCTCCTGAAATTAAAAGTTATGACAACTATAAAGTGACTGATTATACTATAAGACACTGGTCTAACTTTGATCAAAAGTATTGGGGTGATTATCATATTGGTTCAAAGATGTTGGAAGTATATAATGTATCTCCATTGGAGTATTATAAGATGACAAGAAATGAACCAGATGGTAGTATATCTGAGATTACAATTACAGGGTTAAACTTGTATGGTTATTTTAAAAATGATGGTACACTATATAAGATTTATCAACCTAAAAACATGAATAAAAAGTTTTTAAAGTTGGCCAATTATATACAAGGTTCTGAGCAATTAACATTGACTAAAGATTATTTGGTTATTACATCATCACTTAAAGATGTAATGGCTTTTAATAAACTAGGATTTAAAAACATTGAGTGTATTGCACCAGATAGTGAGAATACAATCATGAAAGAAACTACTATTGATAAATTAAAGAGTAAGTATAAAAGTATATGTGTAATGTTTGATAATGATGATGCTGGTAAAATAGCCATGGAGAAGTATAAAGAAAGATATGGTTTATCTTATATAGTACTTAACATGGAAAAAGATGTATCAGACTCAATTAAACTACACGGATTACAAAAAGTAAAAGAAGAATTATTTCCACTATTAAAAAAAGCAATACATGAAAGGTGAGATTAAAATTGGGTTTAAATTCAAAAAGGATAATCCTAGTGAATTTACTAAAAAAGTATCAATTGAAGGTGTAACACCGTTACACATTGCAGCTACTATTACTACACTAATAGAGATATTAGAAAAGTATGCTACAGAAAGTGATCAAAAACAGATATTAGAAGCATTGAATAAAAATGCAAAATTTGCAGGTATAAATATTATACCACAAGGAGATGCGTAAAATTTAAGATTATGAGTTGGATATATAAGGGTAAAGTGTTTACTGAAGATATGATTCCTGAAAATGCAGTTGGTTTTGTTTATCAAATGACTGCAATAATAGATGGAAAATCTGTGAGTTATATTGGTAAAAAGAATTTTTATGCAGATGTGAAAACAAAACTGAGTAAAAAAGCTATGCCAACAGATAAAAGGCTGAAAACATATAAAAGAGTAAAAAAAGCTACTTATCAAAGATATTATAGTAGTAATGAAGTACTGAAAAAGGCACATAAAGAAGGTGTAGTTATAAAAAGAGATATACTAATTATATGTTACAGTAAATTAGAATTATCATATCAAGAAACTAAACATCAATTTGTATTAGGAGTACTTGAGTCTGATAAATTTTTAAATGGTAATATACTTGGTAAATTTTATAAGTTTAAATAATAAAAAGTTATGGCTAAAGTTGATTTAGAATCAATGATGATTGGTTTAGTAAATTGTGGTGTTAAAAAGGTTTGTGTATACTATGATGGTGCAGGAGATAGTGGATCAATTGAATCTATTAGAATAAGTACTGATTTAGATACTAAATTTGATGATTTAAAAGGATGGGATAGTAGTGCAACTGATTTAAATGATTATAACTCAGATTTATATTCAATGGTTTATGACTTTTGTAGTGAACAACTACTTGATGATGTAGAAGATTGGTGGAATAATGACGGTGGTTGGGGTAATGTATTAATTGATGTAGAAGAAGGTACATACAAAATTGAAAACAACATCAGAATAACTGACTATGAATTGTATATTCATGAAGGTAAGATGTTTGAAAAAAATACAAAATAGTTAATGTCATTAGTTGAACATGTAACTAGAAAGTCTATGATTATTAGGCCTTCTGGAAGATCAACAGATTTTATAAGTCCTTCATTTGGTCATGGATGTTTGTATAACTGTAGCTACTGCTATATGAAAAGAAATAAACCTACAGGTTTATCTATTGCAAAAAATTATAGAGACATTCTTACAGAGATTAATAGTCATGCATGGTTTGCAGATGTAAAAAAACCAAATCAAACACATGATGAATATATTACATATGATATATCATGTAATGAAGATTTTGCTTTACATGCTAAATATCATGAGTGGAGAAGAATATTTGACTTTTTTGTAATACAACCAATAGCTATGGGATCTTTTGCTACTAAATATGTCAATGAAGATTTTCTTACATTTAATCCAGAAGGTAAAATTAGAATAAGATTTAGTCTTATGCCTGAAGAGTATAGACAAATTCTTGAACCTAACACAAGTCCAATAAGAGATAGAATATATGCTGTTAAAAAGTTTCAAGATGCGGGTTATGATGTGCACTTAAATTTTAGTCCTGTTATAGTAAGTATGAATTGGTTAGATAATTACAGAGAATTATTTAAGCATATACAAGCAGCAAAATATCATTTTGGATGGAAAGAAGGTGTAAAATCTGAAGTAATTTTTCTTACACATAATGAGCAAAAGCATTTTTATAATCTTGAGAATAATATTCCTGGTGAAGATTTATTATGGAAACCTGCAATTCAAGAAAAGAAAATATCTCAGTATGGTGGAAGTAATTTAAGGTATAATCATGAACTTAAAAGTGATTATATTGAACAGTTTAAACAGTTACATGAAGATATGATACCTTGGAATACAATACGGTATATATTTTAAATATTAAATTAAGAGTAATATGGCACATCCTTTAGAGCATGCTAAGTCCTCTGTAAGAAAATGGGGAGGTGAATTGTTTGATTATCAGCATATTCATGAGTGGTTTGATGAAACCAAAGCGTGGATTGGACATAGTAAACATAGAATGTTTAGACACCATAGTGAAGGTATATTTGAATGTGAAAAAATATTTGGCAAATCATTTATAAACTCAGATGGTAAAACTGTATATACAAGATATGTTGGAGAACAACATGTAAAAGAGGATTGTAATGGATATATTCCTACAGCAAAGGAATGGGTTGACATGATTGCCAGTGGTAAACCTAAAGAATGGGCAATAAAAACATTAAAAATTGAAGACTGATGAGTAAAGATGAATTAGTAAAACAAGCAGAGGTATTGTTAGAGCAATTAGAAATATTAATTGAGAATAACATGCCTTATAAAGGTGATGTATCAGATGAATGTCAAAAAACAACTATCATGTTAGCATTAAATGAGGTTGGTTATACTTTAAATGGCTTAGAAGAAGAAGATTTAATTAGAATAGAAGACTGATGGAAAAAGTAGTACTGACAAATGAGAGTTTTAAAAATATAATGGATATGTATGCATCAACTGATAGTGATAATTGGTTAGTTGCAAATGAAATTATTAACAATTGTGATGTTGAAAAATCATTACCGTGGATTGTATTAGTATATGCAGAAAGTATTAAGAGTAATGATTACTGGCATGAGAATATGCCTAATGCTACAGATGCAATAAGAGAATTGTGTGTATATGGTGAATATAAACCTGCAGTTAATAATGTTTTGATGTCATTACTTGATATAAAAGCTGAACCTGAAGTGTTAGATATATTTTTACAATTACATATTGAGACACTAAAGAAAAACATGAAGAATTGGGGTTATCCTGTAGATAAATTAAACTATTCAATAACACTAAAGAATGATTAATAGAGAAGATAGTTTAGCAAAAACCAGTAAAAACTTAATGTTATCTGAGCCATATTATGGTTTCTTCTTGATAATGTTAAATAAGGTATGGGATAATAAAAGAGTTCCTACTGCTGGTGTTAGTAAGCATAATATTAATTATCAGCTTACTATTAATGAAAATTTCTGGGAAGCTTTAAGTGAAGATCATAGACATGGTCTACTTAAACATGAGTTATTGCATATTGCATTTGGTCATCTTACAATGTATTTTAAATTTGGTGATAAGAAATTGGCCAATATTGCAATGGATATGGAGATTAATCAATATATATCAAGTCATCTTCTACCTGAAGGTGGTATTAATATTGATGATTATCCTGATTTAAACTTAGATAGAAAAGCTGGTTGTAGATATTATTATGAGAAACTACAACAAGCTAAGGAGAAAAAAGATAAAGGTGGTGAAAACGGTACAAGTGGTGATGAAAACTTTGATAAAGTATGTGATCAAATGGATTCAGGAGAAGACATGGACTCTGATCATCCAACTTGGTCTGACTTTGAAGACATGACTGAAGCTGAACATAAGCTAATTGAGAAGCAATTGAATAAGATTCTCAATGATGCTAAAGAGATGACTGAAAAGAAAAGAGGTAATATTCCTGGAGAAATTGAGGGACTACTTGAAATGGAAGCAATCACTCCACCTAAGTTTGATTGGAAAGGTTATATCAGAAGATTTACTGGTGTATCATCTAAAGTGTATACTAAAAAGATAAGGAGAAAAGAGAATAGAAGATATTCTGAGAATCCTGGTCTTAAGATTAAAATGAAACAACATATGTTGTTGGCTATAGATACCTCTGGTTCAGTATGTGATAAGGAGTTACATGAATTTATGAATGAGATACACCATATCTATAAACAGGGTGTTGACATTACTATAGTTCAGTGTGATACGGCTATTAAAAGTATA